CGTACCCGCATTAGTCAGGCGCATCTGTTCAGTATTTGCAGTCATAAAGCGAAAAGCGTCATCAGAATGGAGATATGTTATCAGTCCACGCATATCTGAAAATGCAGTGTTTTCAGCATCAGCAAAACCGATATTTCCATTGTTTGAGGTAGACGCAGAGACAATAGTAACACCACCGTCACCGCTGTCCTCTTTTACGACTAAAGTATTTGCGCCAGCCCAAGCATCTGTGGTTGTGCCGATTTTAACATTTGCATCCAACACGATGTCGCCAGTGCCATTGGGGTCAATGGTGATGTCACCGTTTGATGCGCTGGTGATTGAGTTGCCGTTGACATCAAGCGCACCGCCAAGCTGGGGACTACTATCGTCCACCAAGTCTGATGAAGCCGTGGACGCAATCGTGCCATCTCCAGCAATCGTGATACCTGTGCCAGCGGTAAGGCTTGCGACTACATTAGCGGTGTCTGTGACATCAGCAGAGGCTTCGATTGCATTGAGTTTGGTGTGGTCGGCATCTGTGAAGACATTGCTGTCTGTGGCATTTTCAACCAGCGTTCTAATCTCTGCTGCTGTCTGGTCTGCTGTTGCTGATGCCTCAATGCCGTCTAGTTTCGCGCCATCTGCTGACACGTCACGACCATCGACCGTCTGGCTACCAGAGAATGTGAGGTTGCCTGTGAGACTACCGCCTGTCAGTGGCAAGAACCCAGACCCAGCTGTAACTCCCTGTTCCCATGCCGAACCCGTGTAGACTTTAAGTACCCCATCCGACTGGTTGTAGAATAAGTCACCGGCATCAAGGTTCGATGTCGGGTCGCTGGAGCCTGTGCTGTAGACAGCGTTGAAGCTACTAAGGCTACTGGCTGCGTTTGAGGCAGAGGTGGATGCCTCTGATGCCTTTGCTGTCGCCGTTGCAGCAGAAGTTGAGGCAGATGAGGCCGAAGATGCCGCAGCTGTGCGGTCTGATGCCGTGCTTGCTGCGTCTGCGTTCGTTGAGACCACATCAGCTGCCGTTGCAGTTTGACTTGCCGCTGCTGCATTTTGACTTGTAAGTGCCGCTGCCGCTGAAGTTGCCGCTGCGTTTTGACTGGCTAACGATGCAGCTGCTGAAGTCGAACTTTCGGATGCCTTTGTGGTCGATGTGGCAGCTGATGTTGAGGCAGAAGATGCGCTAGACGCCGCTGCTGTTCGGTCTGAAGCAGTGGATGCTGCGTCAGCGTTAGTCGAAACGACATCTGCATTAGTTGAGACAACATCCGCTGCTGAACTTGTTGCACTGGATGCCGCTGCGTTCTGACTTACTAATGCGGCTGCGGCTGATGTTGCCGCTGCGTTCTGACTTAATTGGGCTGCGTTTCTCGCAGTTTCAGATGCTGTCTTGGCTGTCTCACTAGCCCCTTGGGCCGTCTGCGAGGCGTCACGGGCAGCTTCGGATGCAGCCTGTGCAGTTTGTGCATCTGTTTCTGAAGAAGCCGCTGCTGCGGCTGATGCGGCGGCTGCGTCAATACTACCTTGGATGGTGTTTTGGGCAGTTACTGAAGTGCCTGACGATTGAAAAAATCCTGACTTACTCATCTATCAATCTCCATCGTATCTGTAGGCTGGTTCAATGCCTTGAACCCCACCATTCATTTCTTGGTCGTTGGCTTGCTCTTGGATTTCTGCAAGGAACTGGTTGTACTTCTGCTCAAACAGTTCGCCCCTGGTGTCCAAAAACCAGTCAGCTGCATAGGTCAGGGCCGCATAAATGATTAGGTCCGGGGCAACCTGCGCCAGAATGTTTTCGTCACTATCGGCAGTCATTGGGTCAAACTCGCCGTAGTAGTAGAGAACAAGAGTTCCTGTTGTTGGTTCAGGATAGATGTTCACCTTCTCTTGCTGTCGGGCAAAGTATTTGGGTGTGCCTGTGTAGACGCTGCCCTGAAGTTCCCTGAACCGCCGTGTAGAAACACGCTCCAATTCGTTTGTGGAGTGGTAGAGGCTGATGATTTCAAGAAAATCTGCGGGAAGCGTTAAAGACGAAGTCTGCGCTGATAGTGTGTAATTCTGTACCTTCTCATTCATTGGTACTCGCAGCTGACGCTGTATTCTTGCAATGCCTTGATTGATGAATGTCTCAGATAAGGCTGTGGTCAAATCACTGCGATTAAGCAGATTTTGGAAGTGTGTCTTTAAGTCACCGAAGTTCATATCTTGTTACCTTACGTGCTGCGCTTACGCCGTTTCTTTGCGGTCTTAGCCGCAGCCTTGAAGGCAGCATCAGTTGGACGGCCTTTTGTGCCGGGTGGTCTTGGCTTTTTGCCAGCCTTGCGCCGTGCATGAATATTTGCGTAGAGGCCACGTTTCATGCCTTGCCCCTCTTATTATTCTTCTTCTTAGGCTGCTTTTTTGCGGCAGCTGCGGCCTTCATTCCGGCCTTTGTGTATGGGTATTTCACGCCCTTTACGTTTGGCATTAGCTTCTCCGTATTTTGATTAAATGCTTTTGTCTGTGGCCAGAAAGCCATCTAGGTTTTCGGCTTTGAGCCGCCTGACGATTTCCTTGCCGTTGACGTTTGGGTCGAGGATGTTGAAACCCTCTCGCATCCACTTTTCAGCTATGACAGCTGGTATGGACGCCACGTGCATGAACTCACCTTCCTTGTGGTTGGTGCTGTCATCACGTTTTGCTTTGATGCTATCCAGCAGAGACTGTGGGATTTCCTGTGATTTTTTGAGGACAAGACCACCTGCGTCTGCCTCAAACTCTGTTGTTACGCCCACAAGTTTTGTGTCACGGTTTGACATGAGTTTTCCTTGGTATTGGAGTTAAAGATGGAAAAGAAAGTTATTCACGAAGTAAGGCTATCGAAGCCTTTAATGGCAGTAGCAATTATCGGAGCAGTTGGGTTGTTTGCTATTGGTGTGAAGCCGCTTTTGAGTACGCCAGCCAACGCTGTTGGCGGGGTTCAGAAAATGGCGGTGTGCACAGCTGATGGAAGCTTATGCGCCGATTTAGGGCGCAGTGGTCGTATCAAAATTCATAACTCTGGCAATTAAGAAGTGAGGGGCAACGTGGTAAGGAGAGCAAAAGCCACGCTGTCGCTCCCCTCACTCCTAACTGTCGGGTCTACTAGCTGAGACCGTTGATTTGCCCTGATGCTTTCGGGTTCATGTGCATGAGGCCGTATTCACCAACAACAAAGTGCTTCTCGCTGTCGCCTGTCTTAGCAAGCAAAGTGCGAGAGAACGGACGCAGTACCGCTGAACGCCACATTGTGGGGTCAAGCAGGAAGGCGTGAGTTGTCATTTGGTGACGGTTCAGGACGACCTTGTATTCACCATAAGGCGATACGTAGAGGTCAATTACGTTAGTCAATGTGCGCTGGGCGTCATTGAAGTTACGGTTTCGTCCAGAAGAACCAGTGAATCCAGCAACAATCTGAGCATCGCCGGGCTTAATCATAAAGACTGATGGGTCACCACCTGCCTCAAAGACTGCCTGACCAAGCGTCAGAAGTTTTGCTTCTGTAAGGGGGTCTGTTGAAGACGAACCTGCGTCTACAGTTACAGAGGAGTCAATCAGCTGGTCAGCAGACGCCATTTCACGGGCGACTGGTCCAGAATTGTTACCAGCTACAGCTGGATTCGATGCGCCAATAAAAGCAAATTCAAGGTCTCGCTTGATGGCCTTTAGCGCACGTCCTAGAGCGTAAGCGGTCTCTTTTGCCCTGCCGTAGGATGACGTGGCATCAGCCGTAGCTGACACCTGAAATGCCTTAGTCAGGATTTGAGTATTGCCCGAAATCATGGTTGTCGGGGTCAATGCAGCAACTGAGGCATCTGCGCCTTCAACCGCTTTGTTTGAAGCTGCCGCCTCAAGTGCATCGGTCTGGTATTGGTAAATTCGATTATGGACCTTTTGGGTCTTAATCATCGAAACCATTGGGGTATCAGTAGGAGAAATATCGGTAATGATGTCCGATACGTCTTCCTTCTGACCCACAACGGAGTACGTGGTGTAGGTACTCATGGTTGGGTATTCCTTCTATTTTCGTTGGGTTGTTATGCTTCCCAGCGACTAAGAAGTGCTTCCGCAATGTCATCGAAATCATTTCCACCATTCCGCAGCCTTGCTTTGGCTTCGGCGACCTTGTTCTGTTTCCTTTGTTTGTCAGATTCAGGTGCTTTGCGTGTGCGTAGCGTTTTCTTGGTGGTGGCAGCTTTCTTTTTCTTCGTGGCAACCTTTTTGCCAGCGTCATACAGCCGTGCCTTGTTCAACAGCTGGATTACCTTTGGGTCAACGTATTGGTTGACTTCCTCTTCGGGCAAACCCTGCTGAACCGCATAGGCTCTGATGTCGTTGTACAGTTTGTTGTTCCAGTCTGGCACTTCCTCTTCCAAAACCCGTACACATTCCTTCGCTGCTTCTTGCAGCTGGGCTTGTTGTTGGTTCTTGAGGTCAGTGTAAAAAGCGTCAGCCTCTTCGTTCAGAAACTTGAGGTCGTTGTAAGCCTCTTCAGCTTCTTTTCTCAGGGCTGCAAAGTCTTCCGTTTCCATAGCTTTTGAGGCAACAAGCATATCCACTTCGCCATACGGCTTGTAACGCTCGTTAGCTTTCTCCAGCATTTTTTGGAAAGCGAGATGATTTTTTCCGATGGCATCGTCCAGCACTTTGCGCTGTTCAGCCACTCGTTGAGACTTTTGGGTGAGACTAGCTTCCTGACCATAGAGACGTTTAAGCGCAGAAATGGATACGGACTTAGTTTCACCATTAACGACAACCTCGACTTCAGCGTCATCAGGCACGGTTGTAGCTTCATCTTCGTCAGCTTCATCCTCGCCTTCATCCTCTTCAGAGTCCTGGTCATCATCTTCGGTGTCATCCTCTTCCCGGTCTGTTTCTGTCTCATCTTCCTCTAGGGCTTCTTCTGCCTCTTCAAACTCCTCGACATCGTCTGTCTCTTCGATGTCAGCAGTCGCCTCTGTCTCGTCCGGTTCGGATGGCTTACTTTCGTCAGCGTCCTGTTGTTCCCAACGTGCCAGAATGGCATCAGCTGCATCATCAACGGATAATGGCAGCTGTTCTTCGGTATTTGAGGTGTCTTGTTGGACGTTGTTCATGGTCCTGCTTATTCCTCTTGATTGTTGTCATCTGCCTTTTTCGACATGATTTCATCTCTTACTGAGACCCGCTGTTGTAGGGTCGAGACGATGTCTACTAAGGCTCTGTAGTGGTGAAACGCACGTTCCCGTCCTTCGCTGTCAGCTGGTTCACTGTTGGCGAAAGTTTGGAAACTAGCGTCCACAAGTTGATTGACGGTCATGGTGAAAACATCAGACTTTAGTAAGGCTTCAGCATGGTCACCAATTTGACACATCTGTTCTTCTTGGTTTTGGTCTTCCATTTGCTCTCCTGTTTGCAAATTAATGTTGAAATTCATGGCGTTACGAATCGTATTTGAATCATTGATTCAATTCGTTGCGCCTTCGTGCTTTGGCACGGGAATTGCGAGTCAGTTCAGTGAGTTATGATTCACTCTTGAATCATTCTCTTACGCATCGAAACGAGGGCTTCAGCCACCCTCGTCTCTCCCTTGAAAGAGGTCGTTCGCAAGACGGCCTCTTTTTTGTAGAAGGGTGTGCTATGTTTTTCTGACAAGTAAACGCCTATAAGGGAGGCTTAAATGTGGAGGGTGTTGTTGGTTTTTGGCTGTTTGATTTTTGGCAGTCAGGCTAGTGCAGAATTTTTTGATTGCCGGAAAATCAAGGATTTAGCTTATTCGTCATATAACCTTGAAAAATTCAATAGAGAAAAAGCTATGAACTTGTCGGCTGCCAAAGATTACGTTAACGCCAAGAAATCTTTTGATGCTGCGGATGATGCCCTTGAATATTCAGCGCATTGGGCAACACTGTACATTGCTTTCTGCAAAGACTAGCCCGTGGGACTTGCGATGCCTCGCACATCTTCAGTTCGGCGTAGGATTTCCAACTCGCCCTCGTCTATGCGGACCTTGTGTTGGAACTGTGCTTCCTTCAAATCTTGGTTGTCTGATTGAAGTGCGTGTTGTGCCTGAACTTTGATTTGGTCTGTCTCCATCTTTCCAGCAGCAACCATCTGCTCATGCTCAAGACGCCGTTCAGCAACGGCTATCTGGCGTTCTTGCAGTTCCAGCTGCTTT